TCCGTTTTGGATCACTCGTAGATGCTATTATCACAGAACCGGACCGGGTCAATGTATATCGATACACTGTAGATGATGTACAATATACGGCCGATGAATTTGAGCTCGCACGCGAAATGTACAAATCCCTGCAAATGGAAGCTCGAAAAGATGAATTTCTCGCCAAAGTTTTGGAGCTGTCCGATACACAGCGGTTCATGGTCAATAGAGCACAACAGTTTGAATACGGGAGTTTCCCATTTACTCTTGACACGCGTTGTAAATGGGATTGGTTTTTATCTGCATGCAATTTCGGTGGCGACCTTAAAACCACATTTGCTACTTCACAAAAACAATTTGATGAAGCCGTGGATTTCTTCGATTGGGATCGCTCCCGCGCCTGGTACATGGATATCGCCAACAGTAATCTCGATTTCATTTATGCAATTTCTAAAAAGAACTGCCTCGTATTCAAGAAACATATTAACCGTGGTGATGCTCTATATATCCGTGGACGAGAGAAATATGAAGAACTGGCATTCCAATACTGGTGCCTCAATCTTGCAAGTTAACAATGAAAATATATTGCCGTGTTACAAACCTAGGTCTTGTACCAATGTACGATTCTGACTATGACGAGAAGAAACGACTAAAAGTAGGCGATACTGTTCTATGCGATATTAAGAAACCACGTAACTATGAGTTCCATAAAAAGTTTTTCGCATTGGTACGTCTCACTTACGACAATCTTCCAGAACATCTACATGAAGCCTTAAACATCTACAGCGAGGAAGATATGCGTACCTGCCTAAAGATGGACCTTGGGCTCTACTCAATTGTTCGTCATGGTTTTCGTGAGTATATAAATCCTCAGAGTATATCTTTCGCTGCAATGGATGAAACAGAATTTGAACGTTTCTATCACCGTTGTATAGATATCATCCTAAAACTCTATCTCCGTGGTACAGACCGGCAAGATTTACTTGATGAAATAGAACGTTTTAAATAATCAAAACAATATCATGAAAGTAGGTGAATATCATTATGCCCTACATGGGCGTCATTTCCGCATATATCAATGCGATTACTCAGACGGGAAAGTAACAACCTCAAAATCCGTTGCCAACGAACCTAATTATAATGACCGTGAAGCTGCACGCAAAAGGGTGTATGAACTGAATGGCTGGAATTACAAACCCCAAAAACTGAGATAGGTATGGAAGTAATCAAACATCAACTCAAAATCACCCCCTACCCCTATCAACTGGAAGGAATAGTTCAAGGGTTGAAGTGGAAACGCCTTTTCATTGGTGATGAACCGGGATTAGGAAAGACATTACAGTCTATAGGAATCATCAATGCCGCTAGCGCCTACCCTGCCCTTGTCATTTGTCCTTCCTCTCTTAAAATTAACTGGCAACGGGAAGTAGAGAAATTTACTGATAAGAAAGCAATTGTTCTTGATAATGCCAATCGTACCACATGGCCGTATCTTCTACAAATGAAGATGTTCCATGTTGCTGTTGTCAATTACGAGAGTCTTCGTAAATATTTTGTATGGGATATTAAAGGTGGTAAATCCTTTCGTTTAAAAGATGTTGTTTTTTGTCCACAAATATCTATGTTCCAGAGCATAATCATTGATGAAAGTCATCGTATAAAAGATGCTTCTACCCAACAATCCAAATTCGTCAAAGGAATATGTACCGGAAAAAAATGGATAATTCTTCTTTCCGGTACTCCTGTTGTAAATCGTCCTTCTGATCTTATTGCCCAACTCTCCATTATGGATCGCCTAAATGAATTTGGTGGCAAGGGGCAGTTTCTTCTTGATTATACGCAAGGAGAAAAAGCAGCTTCTAATCTTGAACAGTTAAGCCAGGAACTATTTAGTCGTTGTCTCATTCGGCGCGAGAAATCCAAAGTGCTCACCCAGTTGCCTGATAAAACACGAGTGGATCTCTATGTAGATATATCCAATCGCGAAGAGTATGATACTGCAGCCGAAGACCTTGCCCAATATCTGCGTGAGTATAAGCAGTGTACTGAAGGAGAAATCCGACGCAAGATGCGCATGGAAGCCCTCGTTAAGTTTATGACCCTACGTTCCATTTCCGCAAAGGGAAAAGTCGCACAAGCAATAGACTTTGTACGGGTGTTCCTTGAGAGTGGAAAGAAGCTGATTCTTTTCTGTTCGTTACATGATATTGTCGACGCACTTAAGAAATCCTTCCCGCGTGCTGTAAGTGTTACAGGGCGTGACAGTTCCATCATGAAACAAGCCGCCGTTGATGCCTTCCAGCAACGTAAAGATGTGCAGCTTATCATCTGTTCCATCAAAGCCGCCGGTGTGGGACTTACCCTCACAGCATCCAGTAATGTCGCATTCATAGAATTCCCTTGGACATATGCGGACTGTACGCAATGCGAAGACCGTGCGCACCGTATCGGACAAAAGGATAATGTAACCTGCTACTACCTGTTAGGACGAGGTACAATCGACTACCGTCTCTATGGCATCATCCACGACAAGAAAGCCATAGCCAATAAAATAATGGCTGCCGATGATGACATACCCACAGACCGGCTTTATTTCAACGAATTGGCCACGGCATTCATGCAGTCCTATGAAAAAGATACCGCTTAAAGCATCCTCTCAACGGGCTATCGTGGAAGCCCTTGCATACTTTATTGAAAAGAATATTGATAACCCCGAAATGACACAGTTCACCCTTCGCCCTTTCCGTATAGCGCAAAGCGAAATGAAGCGTGCCATGGAGGATAAAAAGAAAAACAAATAATGATACACACATGGTTTGAATGTAAAGTCCGTTACGAGAAAGTAATGGAGAACGGAATGAACAAGAAGGTTACAGAGCCTTATCTTGTTGATGCACTTAGTTTCACCGAGGCCGAGGCCCGTATTATTGAAGAAATGACACCGTTCATATCAGGAGAGTTCACTGTATCAGATATCAAACGTGCTAACTATAGCGAACTGTTTCCCTGTGAAGAAGAAGCTGCCGACCGCTGGTTCAAGTGCAAACTGATTTTCATTACCCTGGACGGAAAGAGCGGAGCTGAAAAGAAAACGTCTACTCAGGTATTAGTGCAAGCTGCCGACCTACGCGATGCAGTCAAGAAACTCGATGAGGGAATGAAAGGCTCGATGGCCGATTATCAGATTGCATCAATAGCCGAAACGCCCATCATGGACGTGTACCCTTACACAACCATAGAAGAAGATGCTGCTAGTAGTAAAGCAGGAGATAATGCTAACTCACCGGTAATAAGCAGATTTTTCCAATCAATCCCGGAAGGCTGCAAAACCATCATCACTGTAGCCAATAAAAAACTCATAATAGATAAAACGGGAAAAGATACTATAGTAACGCCCCAAAAAGAAAATAGTTATGACACTGAAAGAGATGCTCGAAAAGGAAAACCAGCAAAAGGTAAAGAGACGCCATGACGATGAAGAACACCGGATACAATGTAATTGTGTCAGGTGGTTTCATCTTCAATATCCAACAATGAAAGATATCCTATTTGCCATACCGAATGGTGGCTCCCGTAATAAAGGCGAAGCTGCCCGCATGAAAGGCGAAGGCATTACCACTGGCGTCTCCGATCTCATTTTTCTAAAAAGTAATCGGTTCTACGGTGCCCTATGCATTGAAATGAAAACACCTGCAGGGCGCCAGTCCGACACTCAGAAACGTTGGCAGCAAAAGACAGAACTCAACGGCAACAAGTATGTTATCTGCCGTTCTCTCGAAGACTTTATGCGCGAAATTAAAGATTACCTAAGTAATATGTAACAATATGGATAAAGCCCAAGCAATACGTTGTTTTGACTGCCGTCAACGGCGATTAATGCAATGGAAGAAAGACCCCATAATCTCAGAATGTCAACGTACAGGAAAACGGCTAGTGGCTGATTCAAGAAGATTCTGTTTCTACTTTGAGCTGACTAAGCGTCCGCCTGTTATTGAACACTTTAATGCTTATACAGATGGCTAATTCAAACGGTATAGATTATTTCTCATTTAACGTTGATTTCTTCGATGATGACAAGTTAGCACTTATAGAAGGTGAATTTGGCATAAAGGGAGCCTACATTGCTATTCGCTTGCTCTGCAAAATATATAAAGAAGGCTATTACTACCAATGGGGTGATGACGAGTGTTTGCTTTTCTCGCGGAAAGTGGGTGCCGGCATTGCCTCGGATTTGGTGAAAGAAGTTGTAAAGGGGTTGGTCAAACGTTCCTTTTTCGATAAAGGGGTTTTTGAAAGGTTCCAGATATTGACTTCTCGTGGTATCCAAAGCCGCTACTTTGAAGCAGTCAAGCGCCGCCAATGCGTTGAAGCCCTACGTGAATTTTTGCTTATCGATGTATCGAAATTCCCTAATGTGCACATTTTAGAGGAAAATGTAAACATTGATAAGACAAATGCAGACATTTCACCACAAAGTAAACTAAAAGAAAGTATACTAAAAGAAACTCCTCCTCAAACTCCCCCTCACGGGGGCGCTTCGTCGACTAGAGGAGGAAGAACAACTTCGTCTCCTTCTTCAGAAAAATACTTTGATATAAAGTCAGCATTGCGAGGAAAGCCTGGCGTGAATGAGAATGATGTATGGGAAGCTATGCGCCTAACCGAAAACGGGAAAGAATCATCTATTGGTTTGAGTCTCGTCAAACAATGGTTAGAAAATCCTTCCATGTGTAACTTCTATGAAATCCTACAGAAGTTACAAGAAATGGAACGAACTGGGAAAATCAAAGTTATGTCCCACGAGAATTATTTTATTTATGTTTTCTTACTGGTAAACCTCACACAATCTGATGCTGATTCAATACGCTTGTATATCAAGGACCCCAGATTATTCGAAGAGTGCAAAAAATTAATTGCTGAAATCAAAAAAGGTCGTATCAATCAACCGGGTAAATTCTTGCTTAAAAAGCTGAGAGAGTGTCAAGAAGTTATCAACAAACAAAATCTCAAATTAAAATGAATATCGGGATACTGGCAGTAGATAGTAATTATCCTAATCTTGCACTGATGAAGATTAGCAGCTATCATAAGCTACAAAAAGATCAGGTTGAGTGGTATAATCCATTCAATCACTATGATAAGGTGTATATGGCTAAGATTTTTAGCTTTACTGAAGATTATCAACAGTGGATAACCAACGCTGATCATATTGAGAAAGGAGGTACTGGTTATGATATTTCAAAAGTTCTTCCAAGCGAGATAGATTACATGGTTCCCGATTATTCACTCTACAATCTTGATGATAAAACAGCCTATGGTTTTCTAACCCGTGGTTGCCCAAACAAATGTAAATGGTGTATAGTTCCTCAAAAAGAAGGCAAGATCGCTCCTTATATGGATATCGAAGAAATAGCAGTTAATAATCGGAAAAATATAATCCTAATGGACAACAATGTGCTTGCTTCCGAATATGGATTACAACAGATAGAAAAGATTATCAGATTAAAACTTCGAGTGGACTTTAACCAAGGTTTGGATGCCCGTCTTGTAACAGACGAAGTGGCCCGACTTCTTGCAAAGGTCAAATGGATAAAACGTATTCGCTTTGGTTGTGACACTCCTGGACAGATAGCAGAATGCGAACGTGCAACAGCCTTGATTGATAAATATGGATACAAAGGAGAATACTTCTTCTACTGCATCCTCTTGAATGATTTCAAAGAATCATTTGAGCGTATAAATCATTGGCGATATAAGGGCAGTCGCTTTCTTCCTCACGCCCAGCCTTACAGAGACTTTAACAACCCTCGCCAAATAATCCCTCAATGGCAGAATGACTTGGCAGGATGGGCTGACAAAAAGCAAGTTTTCAGAAGTTGTGAGTTCAGAGATTTTATGCCACGCAAAGGGTTTAGGTGTGGTGAGTACTTTTAATAAAAACAAAAAAGAAATCATGAAAACAATAACAATCAAACAGCCGTGGGCATCTCTGATAGTTCACGGCATTAAAGACATTGAGAACCGTACATGGCCGTGTCCAAGGAAGTATATTGGGCAACGAGTTTTTATTCATGCTGCCGGTTCTCATGGTAGAAAGTTTAGCATTGATTTAACGGATGCACAGACGAAAGCTGCATTTGCAACGATAGCCATAGAGACTATGTTTGGAAATATGCCTTTTGGTTCTATTATCGGAAGCGTAGAGATAGTAGGTTGTTCTATTAATCATCCTTCTATTTGGGCAGAGAAAACCGATACTGATAATAAAGGTTATTATGAAAATCCTATTTATAACTGGGTGCTGGCTAATCCCATCCTGTTTAATAAGCCCATTGAAAACGTGAAAGGAAAGCTTTCTTTCTGGGAGTATCCAGGTATCAATGAGGTTAAGATTGAATGTCCGGAATGTGGCAGCATAGAGATAGCTATTGAGGACTACACTACAGCTCCGTTCCCTACATTCCTGCATAGCTGTAATAAGTGTGGATACGTGATTATGGAAAGTGAATGGAATGGAATAAAATAAGTAAGAAATGAAGATTAATCGGGAAATATATACCCTCACATATAGCAAGGGTATATAAGCTTTAGCTAAAAGTGGATAGTGAAAGACACATTGAGAGGATGGATTTTTTTATCGATTTTTTTAGTATCCATATAATTATCGATAAAAACGAAAGCCCAATCTTTGGATATTTCTTCACTATAGTTCTTACTCACATAATTTTCTTTGGTAGGGTAGTTTATTTCCCCATTAGTGAAGTGTTTTTCACTATTCAATTCGAAACTGACATCATACTTTGCCATAAATATATTATTAAATTATTTCGCAAAGATATGTATTTGGTTTTAGCTATGCAATAGAGTAAGTTGTTTGATTATATCACTATAAATGAAATACTTTTTATAGCCTTGGGCAGCTTTATAAAACCCTCTAAATATATGGAACCATTCATTCAAAGAATTGTAGACGAAAAGGCAGAACTGGACAAACGTGCCGGAAAACTGGGTGACTTCGTAAAGTCCGAGAAGTTTCATTCATTAGATTCTGAAATGCAGAGTTTGATGGTTGAACAGTATGACGTGATGAAACGGTATTCAGTAATTCTTGGCAAACGTCTTGAATTACTTAGTGCTTAACATTAATGGAGGGAAGCTTCGATTTCCCTCAAATCAATAAAATAATGAGCAAAATAATAGCATGGTTTAGCTGTGGTATAACATCTGCTGTTGCTTGCAAAATAGCTTTGCAAACATATCAAGATGTCGAGTTATATTATACTGATACAGGCTCACAGGATGAAGATAGCATCCGTTTTCTCCATGATTGTGAGCAATGGTATGGAAAGCCTATTAATATACGTCGCAGCGATGAATATACTAATCATTTTGATGTGATAGAGAAGAAAGGCATCATCAATACCTATAATCATTATCCGTGCACCTATGAGCTTAAAAAGCAGGTGCGGTATAAGATTGAAGATGAATTGAAGGAATGGGACGGGCAAGTATGGGGTTTTGATATTACGGAAAAACACCGTGCCAAACGTATGATAGAGCAATATCCTAATATGAAACCATTATTCCCGCTTATTGAGAATCAGCTATCAAAGGCTAATTGCGCTTGCTTGTTGGATAAAGAGGGCATAGAACTACCGCATATGTACAAGTTAGGCTATCATAATAATAATTGCATCGCTTGTATTCGTGGCGGTATGGGGTATTGGAATAAGATTCGTATTGATTTCCCGGAAGATTTTGAACGTATGAAGAGATTGGAACGTGTTATCGGACATTCATGTTTGAAGGAAAAAATAGGCGATGAAACAAAGCCTTTATTTCTTGATGAACTTTCCCCTAATCGTGGAGATTTCCCTACTGAGATAATGCCCGAATGTGGGTTGTTTTGTGAATTAGAATTTATGAATTAGAGTAAAACAAATAAGATATGAACACTTTTAAAAGTAAAGCAAGATGCCTTAAATGTGGCTGTACTAATCTTGTTTTAATGGATATAAGTATTGCGTCTACAACTTTTGCTCAATCGATTGGATATGTGGATAAAGATTTATCTTACAATGAAGTCAGAAATGTAATTAGACTGAATACCAATGTAATCATTGTTGGATTTTTTGAAATGTGATTCAAATAATAGACATGCTGGAACACCCAGAAATATTTTAATCAAAACTAAACATAAGAATGATATAGTATTTGAGAAAGAGAAGATTTTCTTCTTTCTCTTATATCAATCACTGACTGGCTAATCAAGAACAATCACCTTAATAAAGAGATTTATTGTGAACAAGTAATAGAATTTAAAATTAATTTTTCTATAGATCTAATTTATTCATTTTTTATTTTTATTTTTGGAGACCTTATAATATCATCAGAATATTAAATTATATACTTGTTGAACTAAGGAATACACATTAGAAATAAATAAAAAGAAGATGGAATTAGACAATGTTATTAAAGATTATATTAATTCGAAAAATGCAGATTACGCTATAATGATTAATGGTGTTTGGGGTGCTGGTAAGTCATATTACTGGAAAGTAAAATTAGAACCATTAATAAGAAAACAAATATATAAAGATACAAGAGAGGAAAAAATTTGTTATAAACCATTACACATAAGTTTATTTGGGATTACCAATCTTGAGGAGTTAATATTGAAAATATTTGCTGAAGTAAATCCTATTCTTAATAGTAAGGCATCAAAAATAGGAGGGCTTTTATTTAATAAAGCATTAAGCTTTTTCAATATTAGTGAGATAGATGGTAAAGATATCAAGACTTTGCTTTCTCCATTTAATATATCGCCTAGATATATATTCTGTTTTGATGATTTGGAACGGTTAGATTCTTCTTTATTGTTGGATGTTCTTGGATTTGTTAATTCTCTAATTGAGAATGACTTGTTTAAGGTTATATTAATTTGTAACGAGAGCGAACTTGACAAGAACTGTAAAGGCTATAAGAGCTGTAAAGAAAAACTCATTAGATATACTCATTATTTTGAACCTAATATTCCTGCTATATTAGAAAGTATGATTTCTCCAATAAAGGAAACATATCGAAGTTTTTTAAAGCAAAAAATGGTCTATATTGGTGAAATGTATGCAAAAGGGTTATGTAATAACTTACGGACTCTAAAGTTTAATATAGATGTTTTTGAGAAAGTATATGATCAAATATATAACCAAAATGATTTGGATTATAAGGAACAAATTTTAGATTATTTCTTTTATTTGTCTATACTATATTCTATTGAATATAAAAATGGAATCAGTAACGAGCAACTAATGCAGTTGAAGAGCTTAACTGAAGATATAACTTGGAATATTGATTTGGATGGAGATGAGTACCCTTCATTTGATAAACCTAAAGTGAAACAAATGGTAGAAAATGATGAAGATTATTGGAATAATATTAAAGAAAAATACACAGGTGACAACTGCGTAAAATTTGGTTCAAGTGCAGGACTACTCCATTATATATCAACTGGGTATTATAATAAGGATTTAATAAATGAAGATATTCAAAATATCATTCAGAGAATGAAAAAGGAAGAAGTTACCCAAGAACAGACTTATATGCAAAGCTTGATGGCTTTTTGGGATATTGAGGATGCACAAATAAATACTACTGTAAATGAAATAATACACAAAATACCTGAAGGTGTGTTTCAATTAAGTGCCTATCCTGCTTTTTTCGCAACTTTAACTACTTTGCAGAAAAACCATTTCATTGATTATAAAATGACTAGTGAAAAACTTTGCTCTTTATTTTTAGATGGGATTAAAAAAAGTGAGCTCAATGCAAGTTATCTTAAAGGAATGGATCATTTATTTTTTACTTATGACAGGAGCGATCCTTATTATCCCCAAATTGAAAATCGAGTTTTGGAAATCAATAACAAACTAGGATATAAAGAAGTACTTAAAAAGTTTGAAGGTATATTATTAAGAATGAATCATTGCGAAGATTTATGGGATATTGTAGGTTATTCTTATCCTCTTTTGGCTAATATTAGCGCCAGTGATTTTTTAGAGTCATTCATTAAATGTAGCAATAAAGAAAAAAGAAAAATTGTTTCCTTTTTACAAGAACGATATGAAAAAGGAAAAATAGGACTTGAAATAATTAGAAGTGAGAGTTTGTTTTTTATTAAAATGAGATCCTTATTACTCAGATATAATAGTAACTCTCCACAAGTTGGTGCTAGTTATAAGTATATGATATATATGCAGAAAATGGTGAATAGTACTTTAAATAGAATTAAAACCAAATACATTAAAAGAAAGCGGAAGACTTTGATGATAGGTAACGATGGATATGAATTCTATCTTGCATTAGGTGTACCTTCTATTAAATGAGTTTATATTTAGAACAAAGAGAAACAATACTTAGGTAAATTATATAGTAGATTGCATGCGTGTAAGAAGTTATCTTACACGTTTTTTTTGTATAAACATAACAATAGTAAATATGAAATTAAAATTATTGATTGGCTTAATGGCTTAGCTGGATTGAGAAAGAAAAGTATCTCTTGTTGAAATTGTAAGTTAAATAAGCCTCCAAAGCTCTCTATAGACAAAAAGTATTTTGCTTCAATAAACACACAGACAATCGGTATTATATCCTATTTGACCGTCGAGTAATTTACATTGAATGATTTAACGCATAACCCTACCAAAATGAGCTATTAGTAATCATGGAAAGGGAGTATACAAGTGAGTTTTATCACACAATACGTATAAAGTCTATTAATATTTTGGTCACATATTGTAAGATTATCCTTAGTCCTATCCACTTAACAACAGAGCTATTAAACTCCTATCATTTTTCTAAATGTCATTTCTATTTCATTCATTATTATGGGTAATTTTTCATTTACATCTTTTGTCAGATTTCTACTCTTTTCCAAGTACCGTTTAACATGTATATTATTTTGAAAATCCCGAATTTCAGCCTTACAATTCTCAAAGTCTTGAGCTTTACCTATATATTCTTCTATGAAGTCTTCGATCCGTTTACACAAATGGGCTGGAAGATATATTCGATTAGGGTAATAAAAACCGCTCAAGTCTGCTAGTATTTCATTTAAATCATTCAATCTTTTTTCCTCCTCGTTTTTCCAACTATCACCATTAACCAAATGTCCCCGTTGAGTAAAAACACTAATTGCATGTGAAAAACGAATTATTTTTTCATACAACTCTGTAATAACTTTACCTTGTTGTTCGTACACTTTAGTAAATCGAAACTGAGCTTTAGCTATCTTATAATTAGTAAATATATTAAAAATCTGTGTTATAATAGAAGTAGCTATCAAAATAATTATTGCATATATAAGGCCTATTTCTTTTAAAGAATATTCTACTATTTTATCCATACTTTTTTGGTTGCAAAAATACGTATAAAAAGAATAATGGACAATGTAAACAACACCTTTATTAATTTTAGAAGATATGTTTCCCTAAAAAACAATCAAAGTTGTAAATCATCAACTGCATATTCACTTGAACTATATAACTTTACAAAAAAAATGGAAACTATAAAAATTCCCTTTACCGGCATTAATCGAAGCATTGATGAAGGTGTATCAACTGACGGCCAATGCATGGAACTTATCAATGCACGAATCAAAAACAGTTCAGTAGAACCAATAGGAAAGCCTGTTTTTATCCATGAGCTTGCAAATGCAGAAAAGGTGTTCTACCATACACTAGCTAAAAAAATACTTGTTCTGGAAACAGATGGGAGAATACAGGCTCTCAATGAAGATTACTCTCACTTTGAATGGTTGTCATCCGATCTAACTGGTAAAGTAAATGATATTGCCTTTCTGGGAAATATTGCATGCTGCATAACGGATACTCAGATACTATACGAGATATTTGAGAACAACGTTGATGGATACAAATACGTTAGTTCCATCCCTGAAGTACCACAAATTAAAATCTCGCAAATGTCTAAGGTCACAAGTATCTGTCCAGATTCTAAATTTCTTGGTGGTAGAAAATCTGATGGATTCACCAGCGAAGAGTTTATGCGTACTGCTGATTATAATGCTGTTGGATATTTAGACAATTGCATTGATACACTAAACAAAGAAGAATATATTGTTGGTCCTTGCCTTCTTAAATATGCGTTTAGAACATCTTCCGGAGAATATATAAAGGAGTCTCCCATCTTCCTGGTAGAGCACGGAAACCAAATAGATTATACCTTTGACTTTAAAGGAGGGGGTAGAGACTCATATAGTAAAAAAGTATCATTTTGCCAAATAAATCCTTTCTTCTATTATGATAACGAGCCTAATAACGCCACATTAAAGGATTACACTTATGAATTTGGCGCAATGGGCATCAAAATAGACTTCTCTTTCGATGATTTTGATTTATCTTATCTAACCCCTCTTATAGTTTCCATTGATGTGTTTATTTCTCCAATAGACTGGTTCGAAAAAAAAGATAGTAAATACGGAAGCATAACCTACAATCAATATCAAAGAACCGACAACGAAACAGAACAGATACTGAAAGCCTATCGTTTTTATAAAGTTGCAGAATTTTCATTGAAAGGTAAACAGACCTGGAGACTTGATGAATGGTCAAAAGACAATATCTCTATTCAAGAGCAATTGATAACATCCGAAACAAAACACTCTTTTTCTGCCCAAACAAGCTATGTATATAATTCAAGATTGCATTTGGCTAACATCAACTACTCCTATTTTAAAGGATATATGTACGGGTATGAGAGCCAAACCCAAGAATCGAATACGGAATATACTCTAACGATTTGTACCGCCATTAGCACAGAACAAGGGGAAACCATTGTCAAAAACACGATATCATCAAAACAGTTAATAATTCCATTTCTTACATATCCTGATTCAAGGGCACATACCATGAGTCTGTTTATAACACCTAAATCAAGCAGCGGAGCGACCGGGGAGACTCTCAAAAAAGTATTTTCACTCCAGAAACACCCCTATCTCGATATCGCCTACTATTGCCAGCCAGCTCAAAGATGGGGAAAAATACCTGGTGATAGAAGCAGTTATGGTTTAATACTTTCTTCCTATTACATATCTATTGATCAGAAACTCGAATCTGATATACCCGCAGAAGAGAACACACATTATACAGCGCGTAACGTACTCAAAGTATCAGCCTTAAATAGTCCAATGGTATTTCCAGCATCACAGACTTATCAACCAACAAATACAGAAATAGTGGGCCTATGCTCCAATACCACAGCTTTATCACAAGGGCAATTTGGACAACACCCATTGTATGTATTTGCCACAGATGGAGTATATGCAATGTCAGTAGGAACAGGCAATGTAGTCTATTCAACACAAACGCCAATAACACGCGATGTCTGTATAAATCCCAAATCTATTAAAGGCATAGATCAAGCTGTTATCTTTGCTTCCAAGCGTGGACTTATGATGATAGTTGGAAATACTGCAAAATCAATATCTGATGATGTGATCGGATATCTCCCATCCTGTGTTACTTCTTCCCCTATCATCTCTAAGATAGCAGCTATAGGATCATTTTCTTTATCATTAGTAGAGTTTACTCAATATCTTGAAAATGCAGAAGTAGGTTACAACTATCCAGAGAATGAGCTAATCATAGCAAATAAAGACTATCCTTATGCCTACTTGTTTAATATGGAGTCAAGCACATGGTCTAAGATATCTTGTTGCATTAAGAACTTCACAAATAAATATCCCGAATGCTATGCATTAATAGATAGTGAATCAGTTACTCCTGGTGTTTACGATATGCAAAATAGCCATAGAAGTATAACTAATATTCTCCTTTTATCCAGACCTATAAAGATGGGGAGTAATGCCCACAAACGCATTCTACAAACTGCATTAAGAGGAATAGTCAAGCGTGCAATGTCAGACTTATATTTGCGTGGTGAACCAGTAATGTTTAGAGATGAAAGCCTTAATATATTCTCTGATGTTGGGCTGTACATTTTAGGCTCCAATGATGCTGAGCATTTTACCCTTATTTCTGGTAAAGAAAGTATTGTTGATATCCGCGATCTTGTTACCAAAATGAATAAATCCAAAGCTTTCAAATACTTCATGGTGGCATTGTCCGGAGGTGTTAGAACGGATGTATCGCTAAACTATATGGAATTTATTGCATCCAAAGTATTCGAGAATCGACTAAGGTAAAAAAGGAGAGGTATCCCCTCTCCTTCTCTCTATATTCCAGCTAAGTCTGTAGCCCTTCTTCTGACCATTCCACTTATCATTCCGATAAACTTCACCACGTCCCACATTAATTTTTCATTCCTCTGTTCTGGAACCGGAGCAAGTTCCGGCTTCACAGTCAAAAGCCATTCATAATGTACATAATTAACAATGTAATCCCAAATAGCCTTCTTCAATAACTCCATGATCTTATCAGCATGTGGAGGAATCCTTTCATAAGGTATCAAACTAATGCTGATCTTCTCACCATCAATCTGCCATTCAAAACACTTTACCCGCTTAATAAGACGACCACTGATATTATTTAAGGCCGTTTCTATAGGTGAGCGAAGCATATCATAATCATCTGAAGAAGTTTGGATGCAGGAAAAGTCTGCATCTTTTTTCTTCAAAGATTCTCCCTGATAGTAAGTCCGAACATCTACTTCAGAGAAAACGCTACTTAGCTTTATTTCTATGGCCAGTAAATTCATCAGGTGTTTGGTGCTGCTGACGTTGTACGTTTCGGCTTATCTCTTTGGGCACCGAGAAGTCTCAATTCCTCTTCAATTTCAACCAGCCTTTGTTCAAAACGCGTAGCTTCATCTGGCTTTATAAGATTAAGCCACTTGGCCAAGGTATAATAAGAAAGGTAACTCAGCATATTATCCTTAATCGTTTCTTTCTGACTTTCCATAAAGTTTGAAACAGCATTCGTTGTAAAGCTGATCTTAGTTTTGTTTTCATCCCATGAATAAGATGTCTTACCAATAACCCGGCTCAGAATATTTCCAAGCTTCGTTCCGCCCTCCTGGGCCAAATCCTTCAACACGGTGTCGTCGTCGTCATTAGCTTGAAGTTTTGCAGCTAATTCCGTTAGTTTCGGATCACTTTTAAGGGCTTCTCCCAAATAATAAGAGTGTTCCTTCATTTGTTCAAACAGACTTTTTACAGTCAATTCAAGATTGATAACCTTACTTCCTTCCATAATAAATTATTTAGTTATTAATTGCAATTAATTCCGTTTGGGCCTTTCTCGCTCCAAAAGGTATTTCTTTATAGCAATAGCCTGCTCGTCACATACTGTTCCGTAATAAGTTACTTCCTCTTTCTTCGACAAGTTAAACCACTGCATACAGATGTAGTTTGAAACATATTGTTTCAAAGACTTCTCCAAAGCTTTTTTTACGGCTATCTTCCAACTGGAAGGTAAATCAAAGCAGAAGGTAGAGCTTTTCTCTGTTTCATTAGATAAATACCCATATCTGGAAACAATATCAGCGATGCTACTCACAGCCTCTCCAAAGTAGCTATCCAGGATATTCAAATCATCTTCCGTAGAAGATATTTTCTCTATATCCATATTCTTAGCGCCGGTGTATCCAGTTATCTTGTATACTTCCGGCATTATTTCAGCTTTATTTAAAGTTACTTCTATATTCATATCGCAAATATATGATGATGAGAATTATTCAAGTTGTTATTTTACAACTATTTCCGCGCTTCTTTAATTTATAAATAGCCCATCCAACGCCACTTATAACAACTAAAGTAATTAAAGCCCAAATCATATTACTTATTTGCTTGGGTAATGTCGTTTCATCTTTCTGTTTCTCCTGTTCCTGCCTTACATTTTCTTGGCTTTGAGAAGACGATGAACTATCAGACTTCAACATTACACTGTCTGCAGCCGTTATATTTGTATCCTGTTTAATCTCATTGTTTTCTTCGGTATTCCCCTCAGCCAGCAACGGATGCTTACCTGTATCTGGATTAATAGGTTTAGTAGTATCATACAATTGCCAATTCATTTTCCGATTGGTAGTACTATGTAAGAAGCTGGATATATCTTGCATAGAAGTAAAGCCAAAATCTCTAATCTGCCTGATACTATCCACTTTTTGGGTAGATGTCTCTTGCTTCATGGTAGACTTATAACTTCCACACGAATATAGCGACATCAGAACTCCCATCACTATCAATGCCAAGAAACCTATAACTGTCAACCGACACATTTCTTTCAAATTACACTCTTTCATAACCCCAAATATTTAATGATTCCTTCAATATGAATCCGTGCAACAGCATCCTTACCCTCCCGGGATAAAAGGTAGTCTACATCTTCCTTATTATCCTGAAAGAAGTTCTCCGACAGAATGGCCGGGCAATTAGTATCTCGGCAAATTGCAAGGTTCTGTTGCCAGTATAATTGGTCGGGCATTGGCTTACGTACGGGAACCGGAATACATTCTGCTATTTGCCCCAGGCATTCAGCCATTTTTTTACTATTACTTGAAGCGTTATTCGATACAAACACACTCCATCCTCTTGCATTCATCCAGTTAGTACCAGAACCGGCCGCATTGCAATGGATAGAAACAAGTATAGCTCTCTTTCCTGTCTCTTTATAGATGTCATTCGCCCGCCTGCATCGCTCAGACAAAGGAACGTCCGTATCTTCTTTCACGATCCGTTCAGCATCAACACCTTTTTTACGTAAGCCGAAAATAACCATATCGGCAATCTCTCTTGTATAGGACCACTCTCTTAACCTTCCGTCCGGTGAGCGCTTGCCCGGAGTATTCTCACCGTGGCCATTGTCAACCAATACTCTCATTTCTCTTCCTCCTTATCAATTTCGTTTTCAATTCTTTCAATTACTCCCTGGACGTGAGAGGGCATCGCACGTTTAAACTCAAACCTAATCAAGTGATAGATTATCCGGAAAGCTTTGTTTTTGGGATACGCAACAATCAGGTTTTTAAAAGCATTTTGCAGATACACGTATGAGAAGACATACGTAATAGTCTTTATCACAATGAGAGAACTGTCACCATCCCCTATTGAGTCCATGAAGACAAACACCACCTCGATAATAACCAAGTATAAGAGCAGCTCTGCCAATGCGTTTTTAAACTTGCTCCATTTAAAGTTCTGGCACCGAACTATACTCACTCCATCGGCCCGCATCCCACACCAGATATTAAAGGCAAACATCACTGCCAAAGCTATTAAAAAGCCTTTGGTCGGTGTCAAATACGCCAACAATGAGCTGAACAATGACACACATATCACTCTAATTTGGTCTAAAGTCAATAATTTATCCATTCTCAAACGTTATCTAAGTTATTTAATACTACCTTTGGTATTGCATATGACCGTTAAGGTCACATAGTAATTTTGTCGTTATCCCGCCCGGCTTGTGAAAGTTGGACGGGATTTTTTAGGCACAAAAAAAGCCCATCGACAACACGGGCTGTCAATGGGCATAATCACATGCACAAAGGTACTAATTATCCTCTAAATCACAAGGCTTTTCATTCATTCTTTCAAGATGATCATCAAGCGTTTTAAAGTTGCATTTCAGTTTTCTACAGATAGCAGCCTTCGAGTAACCATAATCAAGCATAGTCCGGATTATATTTTCTTTTCCGGTGAGTTTATAATGTGTATTCTTATCGCCCTTCTTCCGACCCAATTGCTGACCGCTTGCTTTACGCCGTGCCAGTCCTTCCTTAGTACGTTGAGAAATTAAATCACGCTCGATCTGAGCGGACAAACCAAAAGCGAAAGCAAGTACCTGGCTATTAATATTATTGCCAAGCTCGTATTTCTCCTTTACTGTCAACACAAAGGTTTCCTTTGTCATACAAAGATGAAGCATACTCATAATTCCCATAAGATTACGACCTAACCGGCTAATTTCAGAAAGTATAAGAGTATCTCCTTTCTTCATCTTTTTTAGAAGTGGTCCAAGCTTTCTATCTTTTGCTGCTTTAGTTCCAGATACTATTTCCGAAACCCACTTATCAATTACAAACTTGCGATCATTTGCAAAATTCTGAATTTCAAACCTCTGATTCTCGACCGTTTGTTTATCGGTACTGACACGAATATAAGCGTAAATCATTTTTGTCGGTGAAGTTAGTAAACTAATCCTGTACGGACAAATTACGCATCAGTCGCCCGTTAAAAGTGCAATGATGGAAAAGATAACAAACAAAGAATACCAAAATAGTTTAGGGAATGGAGTACCTACAAAAATTCAAGCAATAGACACCAACGGTGATCCAATATTATCAACTCCAAGTGAGTTAATGACTGCATTAGAAAGCATAGGGATGTTTAGACGTATTTTCTTTCCTCTTGGCACTGGTTCCCAATGGCTCAAAATTATGGAAATAAAGCGCGGAATAAATTGCTCATTTCTGTTAAATATGATATGTTTTGCAAATCAACCAGTATCTATAATCGTGGGATATGTAACTAATTATGACGGTAATGTCACGCATTACGGTTTCAAGCAACTTATAGGGAAAGCCGGTGAATTGTATAATCCTAATATAAAATACAGAAAAGAGAATGGAATAATATCCATTTGGGCTAAAGATTCCGTCGTTAGTAATAAAGCATCATGTATAACCATCTTACATGGTAATGCAGAATTTCCGATGATAATCGAAACGCCACCAGAGGAAGCAATACAACCTATATGGTAAGGATTTTTTGGTACATTTGTCATTTTACGCTCACCTCTGTAATACTATCCATTCTTTTGCCCCTTAAAAATACAAGGGTATGGAAAAAGTTTATTTGAAGGATTCAGATGTAGTGAACGAATTGATAAATACAATTCCGGTGGCTACAACAGAAAAAAATGGTCTTAAACCCGCCAGTGATGTAAGAAAGGAAAAGATGATCGCAACCACAACCTCAAGAATTGTGTATGAAGGATCATCCTCAACAACAGCAATATCTACCTCCTTACTTATCAGTCTTGCCGCTTACGGTGGCGGGCCAATGACCTTATTCTATATGACCATTAACAGGTCAGTCGATGTTTTGAAAGCCCCCACTATCATTTTAAATCGGATAGGTGGGGCAAATGCTCCGACAACTCTACGATTTAAAATATGGTCAAACGAAAGTACCGGAGCGTTTAAAATCATATTAGAGCATACGCAACATACGCCATCCATATATATAAAGATTCTGAATACTATTATACCTACTTATGATATTGTACCTTTATCAGTAGCTAATCAAGATGAAGTTGACGCAGCGACATATATTGATGTGACACAATAATAGTAGGGGCACTATGCCCCTATTATCTAGAGCAATTCCGTTCTATACCATTACAATTCCGTCCAGTCGGTTACATCCTCTTCTATAACGTTACGAAATACACAATCTGAAGTGTAAAAACCTTGAAAACAGGTTGTAATAGAGAACTCTGTATTAAATTTTATTGCAAGATATAGTTCTCCATTATAACGGCAATGTCCTAATTTAAAATCTACAAGATTATTTCCTCCTCCCCATCCACCTGTCACATTCATGTCTTTTATTAGGTATGAAGCAGAACGAAATAATACGATATCGGCCTTGGCCATCATCGGACTGTAGCCTACACCTGCTCTTAACACATACAAACTTCCCAGGACTCCGGCAGCATCTATTTTATCTGTTAAACCGGAAATAGGAACAAATAGCAGAATCCTACTTCCTGCCCCAGAACTGGTACTGTATCTTAATTGTGTATATCTCATTTTGTCCGTTCCTGAAGTTAAAGCAGTATATTCAACCTTAGACAAGCTATCTACAGTTACCTGCGCTACATTCTGATCGGCCGTTAATCCAATAATTGATGAGGGAGCATTGGTGAATGCAACTTCTGACAATTTTATCTTTTCCATACCATTGTATTTTTAAGGGGCGTCATTTCTATTATAAAAATCAGCCCAATTTAACATTTTGTTTTTAATCTCTTTTTGTAATTATAAATTTCTATAAAACTATTATTTATTTGAATATCTTTTAGTCTCTTTTCCATTTTCTGAAAAGATAAGTCCAAATGGTCCTAAATTATATTCAAGATAATTAGAGCCTACTACAGAATACCCATTAATGGATGAACCGGTAGTCTGAATCTCATCGATCATATTATTTCCTGAAAACCTCCTAAGAAACACCCGTGGATAATAGTTCGTTGTACCCATCCACTCCTCAGTCATAAAGGATATACGGCCAACTTCATTATTGTCCTGATTGAACATCTTTATACTATTGGTTTTAGGAGAGATTTCAATACGCGTACCATTCATTGAGGTTGACAACTCACCGATTATCTGTATATTTCCCTCTTCATCAATCTTAAAAGAATCATTCGGAGAGCGAATGTTCTTGAAAACACCTCCATTCACCTCCACTTTATTACCCTTGAACAAACCCGTGGCAAAATCCAAAAGCAGATTAGGTACAAAATTCCCCGTATTAAATTCCTCATAATTCGATGTCGGATTACCATCAGCGTCACCCCCCTGCTGCGAAAACATGTAATCTCCTGAAAAGATGGCACTCGCCAATTTAGCGAAGTTAGCCATCAGAATCTCCACGAAAATAGCTGTATAGTCTTCAACAAGCGTCCAAGTGGCGTTCAACCCATTTACGGCAACATCCTTCCGAGGAGAATTGATATTTGAGGGCATACCCTGTCCTACCCACGTACCATTTCGATTCATTACATAATACTTCCCATCCAACACATAAGGAGTAACCGTATCTGTACAAATATAGGAAGTATATAGATTGTACTCTCCGGCCGGATACGGAATACGCCCACTCTTTCCGGGAGCACCCTTCTGTGCAAACTTTACACTTCTTGTTACACTCGCTATCGGCATACAATTACATTCCTTTATTTATGACACAGTTTCAATATACACGCCTACATCCGTACCAGCCTGTTCACACATCGCATAGGTCACAGTAAATTTAGCCTGATTAGTAGCTTGCCCAAGGATAAGTCCCACACTATCAATGGCGGTAAAATTAAAGTTCATCTCCATTGCCTTAGTCGTAGAGCCTCTTTTCACAACCATAGGAGTATACACCACAGTATCGCCCTCTTCGACAATCGTCTCATCAGCCGGACTTGGATTAGGAATGATATCATAAGGGTCTGAAGCATCCATTACGCCTTGTATATCCGTACCGATTTCAGTTCCCCCTTGCGAGACAACACATTTGAAGCTGGAATAGCAATCTACCATATCACCTGTAACGGTCAATGTCTGTGCCGTTTTTCCTGAGAGTAAGGACCAGACACCGCCAACCAACTTATACCACTTGTAAGTCAGATTAGAGGTAACAGAAACACCCGCCTGATAAGTCATAGCCTTGAGTATACAGCTACCGCCTTTTTCTGTGATGGTATAATACTTATTATCTCCAGCGGCAATAGTAACAAAATAAGGAGAACCGGTAGCCCGACGAATAGGTATATTGTAGATAGCCTCTACTTTATCGGTGACATTACCATATACGACTATGGCTTCTCCCTTAATGCTGCAAGGAGCCGCACCCGCAGCCACAACCAGGTTTTTCAAGATTTTCAAGCCCCAATAATCCTGCGTCCCTGCAACATACGGCAACTTGCGGAAATGCCCTGTCTCTCCATTAAACACATTAGTGGAGACATTATTGGTGAAAGTGAGCTTTACATCGTTAAAATACCAATCACAAGAGATAGGTATGGAAATACCTTCCGCCACGCGGGACGAGGTCGCAATAAACACCAACTGCGGCTGTGTCTGGGAAAAATCGGGCGATATCGCACCGATTGCACCCACGGACCCTTCAAATTCCTGGTAAAGGTCCCCGCTTGGAGACTGGATAATAGTAGTGTAAGTTCCCGCCTTCGGCGAAAATCTTACATTCACTTGTCGGGTTGCTATACTCATACCTCATCCTCCTTATTTATTTCCGATTTTTCCTCTTCAGACGGAGATTGCTCTGAGGAAGACAGGAACCTTTCAGGTGTAGCAACCTGCACAGGATGAGCTGTACCATCCACTTCTTCTTTTGCGGCATTGGGAGTCAGCACGGCTCCACCGCAATAAGCCGCACGGGAAAATATGTCGTCTCCCGGAAAGCGCAGGATGTCAGCCTGCCATAATAGATAATTCCCGTCTGCAGTCTTGTTGCGGATGCTTGTCAATCCCATTGACGCAGCCACCTTTTCTGTTACTTTGATGTAATTAGCCATATTCTTAAAATTTAATTGTCATTTTGCTATTATTACTTTATCAGCACTTGCTAATATTGCCTTTCCGTCACTGGCTGTCAGTATCTTGTAATTACCCTTGTCTGTCATATCCACACCCAATAATCCGCTGGTCACATTATTGGCGGAAAGAGAGGGGGATTCACCGGTCCCGATAACCGTACTGTCCTTATACCAGGTCGCTTTCAACTCCTGCATGGCATTGCTGATAATGCCTTTCGCTCCTGCTACCACGACTTTGGGATTTACGGTCACTGTTCCAGGAGCAATACGGTTCGGCAGATTGGTTATGTCGTAATCATAATTCGGGAGACGACGCACAATAGTAGTGGTAGCCGTAGGGTCCGCATCCGTCGGTGAGGCAGCCGGGGAACCATCAGGGGAAAAGGTAGCCTTGCAAATGTAGGTCTCCTTTTCTCCTATCGCCTCGCGATCAATGACAAGCACATTATCATTCACACTGACCACATCAAGATCAAATTCATCAGAACCGGCAAGCGTCAGGGTGCCATTTTCACGACGTTTGTACCAGAAGAATTTTCTTTTTGCAGATACACCGGTAAAATCGGTTTCACCTGCCATCAGGGTAGCTACTATGGTCTGCTGTACAGGGTCCTCCCAGGGGTTGTATAAATGGGTAGATTCACTATCAAGCGTCAATAAAGGATTGGCATTGGTAGCATTGATACATTTTATTAATTTTGACTGACGGTAAACGATGATCTGATTTGTGCGCGTATCCAGGTATTCCGCATAAAAATCCAACGTTATCGGATGCAGCAGCGCGGCATTCTTCTTTACTTTTATCTGACCTTTATTTGAGCCTTCCTGAGTGATTTCATAACCGGCATTCGTCGTTTCAATCAGGATTCTTTTGCCATCGATGATTTCATACCACTTAAGATTGGTGAGAGAGGAATTTATATTAAACTCCTTGATAAGGCCATCCTTGTCAACAACATCGCATTGAGGTAACAACACCAATGGCGTCAACGTATAGTCCGCCTCAAAAATACCGGTCACCGCATCATACGTCTGCAATGATGATACGGAGCCAACCTCGTTAATCGCCATATGTACGATAAGAGGTTTGTAATTTACTTCTATTTTCTTTGTCTTCATATCGCAACTTCTATTTCATCAGGGTATACATTCTTACCGTCACGCAGCAGCACGGTAGCCTTAAATTTACAGGAACCGACCTGCACAAAGCCCGTTCCAAGATCATCACGCCTGAGCACCAGCACTTTTCCCGTGTCGGCATGTTTCACTGCCCAGGCATTATCTTCCGTAACATTACCGCTATCACGCGTCCACTCCACATCTGCATCAAGTATATGTTCAGTAACATCCCGGTTATATAGCATTCCGGTTATAGTAAGCACGTCCAGATCATCAACAAGATTGCCGTTTTCATCCATCTTGTCCAGGTCTATCCTCCAATCGTTGGCAGAAGATATATCAATAGAGAAGTTGGGGTTGCCTTCTTTCATGGCCCATCCCGTCGAACCGAATCGGGGCTCATCAAGCGTGCCGGATATCAGACATTGCCAACGACACCCGTAATGCCATACGGTATCCGCAGACGTAGAAGATACAGAATAGGGATTATCAGAAGCAGCAACCTCGGCGCTCCAGTCTCCGCGATCCACAAGGGAAACGACAGGAATCCCCGGATACTGAATCTGTAGGCGTTCCTGAAAGGCTATACCCCTGCAATAGACATAGCTATGCCGGTAATTTATAGGCAGATTATCGAATAATGATAACTGTTTCAGCCTGCCGATGATAATGGCGTAATTATACTCTTCCAATATAGGTTTCGTTACGCCATCGAGCATGCAGATACATTTCTCACGGGAAGATAAATACCAATATGCCTGACGGTCCTCATTCACCGGATTGCCACGGTGAGAAAGAATCATCAGCGGTTCAGGCGGATAGTTCTTGCCGCCCGGCACTTCATCATCAGGAAACATGACCGCAATAATAGTATTGGATACAGTATTCACGTGAAGGACACGAAGCCATGAAGTATAATAATCCCCGGTACCTGAAGCAAGATTGTTCACCATGCCATAAATGATATCATTTTCATCCAAAGCCGTGAAATCATTCTCCCAACGTTTACGGAGCGGTAAACGGTAAGTGCCATCCTCCAGAAGTTCTACGCTCTCAATAGTGCCAGATTCGGAAAATGAATAATCACTCTCCATGGCAGACAAGCGGTTGAAGATAAGTTCTAAAACGGTCAGCGATGACCGCAACTCCATGCGGTCAGCCTGTATCCTCCCTTTGTCATCCGCGATTATGCCCTTGCCCGCGATCAGTGAGTCTATGGCTTCGCCAACCTCTAAACCTCCAAATAGACGCAATAGATAGTCAGTACTATCGATTTTGTCCTTACGAAGAAATATATCTTTTAAGATCTCATTGTTATTTGCAATCTCAGCCAGTATTCTTAAGGCTGAATATGTGTTTTTATTCGTAGGAATTGTAGTATCCCCTACTTTTATCAAATAGATAGATGATCCTCCCCCACCTTCTCCGGGAGAAAAAACTATTTTCAAGGCAACCTTATTACCATTTACCTCAAAAATAACGTCGCTATTTTCTTCATCTATATGATACATATTACTTTTGTGGAATAAGACTGACTGCAATGTTCCTCATCTCTTGAGATGTTACTTTATTCTCAAAGATGGAATACACTAAACTAGCAGCCATATAGCAGATAGCTTGCGATACAGGTTCATTCTGATCAATATCTAAGTCTGTACCAAGGGGATATTTCGCTTCATACACGAACATTTCTAATTTAGAATCAGACTTTGCAGAGTATAGCATTAGTACTCTATTACCAGAGTTATTATATCCCATTATGCACACAGGTTTGTAACTTCCAGCCCTTGTATAAGAGTTGCATTGCTGTTTATATTCCTCTGAGTTTAAATCAAAAGCTACAATACAAGTTCTCTTCCAATTAGAAAGTTTGATCGCAATCAAAGAGACAAAATCATCAGGAACAGGTATAAGACATTTCCCCTCACTATCCGAGGTCACAGTAGCATCAGAAGAAACACCATTTTTCTTATTGACACATCTAACAGGAGAATTCATTTGTACCAAACTTACAGCATCTGGTATAACCGCTTTTATATACTCTTCAATCTTGACCGTATCTTCAGATAGGAGAGAAAGAGTCTCTTCCTCTCCTATTTCATTGAGTATCGCTTTGACTTTACTTATGATCTCCTGTTCAGTCATCATTATTTCCAGTTAGGGAATGAAACACCAATTGCAGCTGCTTTAGCTTGTATTGCAGCTTTATTTCCAAGATCGGCAAGAGAGATATTATAAGGTTCACCCATTAAGATATCTTTCGCTTGCTGCGAATTCTTCACATCTGGATACCCCTCAGCACCGCCACTAGTTTCACCAGATTCTGATATATCAGAAGTAGTATCTTGCTCTGTACTTTCCACAACAACTTTATCAAACTTCTGAGTGCCTCCTCTTTGAACTTGCAATGTACCCGTATCTCGAATCAGAACAGATTCTACCTCTTTGATAACCCCTGCTTTAAATTTAGGAGAATTTTCAATTGCTTGCTGAATTACCGGATTTGGGGTTGTGAATGTAGCAGGGACAATACCAGCAGTCGTTAAAGACCCATGACGGAAATCAACACGGATATGCCCTGTACCCATAGGAAAGACACAACTTTGTTCTATCATTCCATAAATTGCGTATTTTTTCTTATAAATCTTCATATCATAAAAATTATAGGACGGAGCAATACTCCGCCCTTAGATTGTCACAGAATCAGTTTTGAGCGTAAATTACACCCGAATATTTCTCCCAGGAAGTACCATTATATTGATATATATCACCTGCCTTCGATCCTGTAATACCAGCACAAGCAACAGTTAAATAAATGACATCATTCAACTTCGGATTTTCAGGTGCATCAGTGGCATTACTCCAATTAGTGATAGCAGAAGCACCAGGAATATTATCACCATCAATATCCTCACCGTTAACCCAGATATGGGAATAGCCTTTCAACGCCAAAGCATTGATAGAAATGATTGCTTTTCTCTTTGCCTCTTCACCCTCAATCTTTTCAGAGCTGGTTTCTTCGTTCTTGATATAGTAGCGAACAATACCGGACATATCAAGAATGCCACCACTACAAGAATATCCCAGATAATCCAAAGTCGGCTCATGCTTCAAATAAAAGTCCCCAAACACAGTGTGAAGTTTAGTACATGAGAACCCCCATTGTTGATCGGAAGTCATTGTGATGTCTTTGTGTTTGGTGAAATCGATATTCTGAATTTGCTCCAATAAATCACGCCCCATAAGCCACCATGCTTCTTTAGAACAGTTCTGACCTGTGAACTTCAATTTTGCTAAAGCAATAATATCAGCAAATGTCCACGGGCCGATATGTTCATACTCACGTTTAAATTGCCAACGAACACCTTCGGAAGTATATACTAACTGACGCCCCATTTTACCACGGTCAACCATTAATTTGCCCTTATGGCTCACCCATAAAGAACGATTATTCTTTCTACGGTGTTGCTTAATCATAGCTTCAGCAATTTGGGCCTGATTAAAAGGAATACGTTTCTTCTGGGCATCGAAATAGTCAGATACTACCTCATTCATGATAGTCTTCTGTAAGTAAACTCGCTTAGGAGTCGGGAATACAACATCTGGAGCAACTTCCTTTTGAGTTTCAGCACATGCATTTGTCAAAATAACGATTTCTGTTCCCTTCAGAATTGTAGGAAGTTTGCAATAGGCATCACCCTCATTCGTCTTCGGACCATTAATTGCCATGACAATAGGTTTGCCACTCGAATCTTTTCCCGTAATAAACAGCATAAGGTCCACTCCCCTGATTTCCGTTTTTCCATCTTCAGTATATCCGTTGACTCCTTTCACCAACACCGTACCATTTTCCTGAAATAATCCACGATCATCCGAAGGGACGCTGATAGGAGCTTGCTGGTCACCACCAGCAGCATAATCTTCAGTAGTGAACACCGAAGATTTCTGTTCATCGATAACAAAGTGATCTACTTCAAACCCTGTAACGCGAACCTTCTTCTTAGCTTTACGCATGATACCATCTAAAACAGTCTCATCCGTACCAATCTGAAAAATATCGTCATCAATATCCGGTTGGATAAGATTGCCGCCACCAACACCTCCAGTAGCATCTGATACTCCGGAAACAGTTGTAGGGCTACCTGGTAATTGAGTAGGTTCGCCTGCATTTCCCGGAGATGGTGTGGAACCCGGTGCAATTACAGTAGCATCAGCCATAAGTACACCGCCACCAACAAAGACGCAAATAAGCGTCAACAGGACGGAAAGAACCGTCCATTTCTCTCTTTTCAAAAAACTAAATACTTTCATCTTTTTAAAATTTATAACAGTTAATAATCAAGCATTTAAAGCAGCCTCAACGATAGAGTTTCTTTTTCGCATATTAGGATTTCCCGGAACACTCGTTATCCCTTTAGGTAGTCCGTCTCCACGTTCTTCTTTCATCTTATTGATGTTTTCGTTACGGCCTTTCACTACACCAGCGGCCAAAGCATCTTGGGTGTCCTTGTCGTAATTCAAACCTTTGTCCAAGAAGTCGCATATTTCACGGGAATAACTTCCCGACATGATCGGAGAAATAACATTCGTCCAAACCTTATCAAGAAACTCCTCTATATCATAACCTTTCTCCTGGCACCACCCCTCTACAATAGGCATGCTCTTTTCAAGGTTATCATTATATTCCTTCTTGCTGGCCTCCATCGCCTCCATTTCTTGCTTTCGTTCTTCCTCGCCTGCCAGAATATCATCGTATTCCGGAGTACCTTCTTCAGCAGTTAGCAGATCCTTTCCAAAATAGCGAGCCATTGCATTACCGGCACCGCGTTTCTTGTTTACAATATCGGCAAGCATCTGGGCCAAACGAGGATCTTCTTGCAAAGCTTCGGCAAGTTTGTTGCGTTGTTCCTTATTCCCATTGATATATCCCATCAACATTTCAGCCGAAGATTCATCATCATCTGCATTATAACCGGGAATTTCATCGCTCAAAAGTGATCTCAACTGATCCCGTTTTGTAGGAGTTTGAACTTGTTCGGTGCCCGGAACTGATTCTGTTTTGCCAACCACCGTTGCATCCTTCTTTTCTTCGATATCTTCCATAAGCAAATTCTTTAATTATTTAATGCACAAAAAAAGCACTAAAATGGAAAACTATACCTGCGTTTTTACAACTAAAAGCTGCGTTTTTAGTAAAATCGCAGCTTTTAAAGTATTACTTTAATTATATTTGCATAAAACATTGTCGTAATGGATGATATATTCAGAGAAATAAGAAACAATTCGATAAGAGAAGCATACTTTGATGCATTGAAAAGTTTACGAAAAAGTATGCCCTATATTTCAACAGAAGAGATTATTCAGGAAGTTATGAAGAAAGAGGCCCCTCGTTTTTTCATAACCTATGATAATGCACGTAGGGTAATATCACTTATGCACCGTGGGGAACCGATACGAGTTTCCAATGAAAACAAATTGTGTATGTACAAAGACTTATACGCCAGATTTCTAAAGTACAAACAAGAAATGAGGGCGCCAGGTTATTGCGTATTAAAATATATCATAGAACAACCAGCGCCTTCTTACTACGTGGCAATAGATACAATGAAAGGCATCATTTATAAATCAATAAAGAACAGATAAGATGATATTTATCATTTTCCTTGTATTCATATACTCCATTGGCTTTTATTGCGACACTACGCAATTAGGTATATATAATGGGTGCGAATGGTGGAACTATATTACTTATAGCTTTGTCCACACTAATTTTTTCCATCTAAGTATCAACTCTGCATTATTTTTGTTTTACTGGAGAAGGCTTCGGAACTTCAACCTATATATAATTATACCAATATTGATTATAACTTCTATTCTCTCAGCAATCTTTGCGACCTATCAGGAACCGACAGTTGGTGCCTCAGCAATAGTCTTATCTATGGTAGGCGTTATTACAGCTGGAGTTGAACATCATTATATGCCGAAAATCATTCTCTTACTTGCTTTTTCTTTTCTAACCACGGGCTTATTCGCTCCACATATCAATACGCTTATCCACGTATATAGCTTTCTAATATCATTTGCGATAAGCCTCTTATCCAGGAGGTTTATATATGACCGTAAATGAAATAATACAGAAGAACAGAGAACGACTTGCGATAATACGAAGTCCATATAATCCGATAACCGGCAAAGGATCAACATCTATTCCCCGGAAAAAGGTCTATATAAAAGACTGTCCTATTGAAGAAATGTATCTTCCGGAACAATTCGCGGAAACCGGTTTTGTGCAAAAGCTCATTGAAATTGGATTTAATGGGTATATCAAGTTCATCCTCAAACAGGGCATATCGGATATAATAAGGAATGAGCTTTGGACATCTTTTTGCCAGGAACGAATTGATTATGATTTTGAATACTGGGCCTATTCATGTATTCAGATATCGGCGAAAGGAAAAGGAAAAGACATAGCATTTTTACTTAACCGGGCACAAAGATACTATTTAAAAGAACTGGAAAAGCTTCGCATTGCCGGTGCCCCTATCGACATTATTCTGTGTAAAGCCCGTCAATGGGGCGGTTCTACGCTTACCCAGCTTTATATGCTGTGGATACAGCTTATACATCGTTCCAATTGGAACTCTGCTATCTGTGGGCACATTGAATCCGCAGCCCGGAATGTATCTGGTATGCTTCAAAAAGCAGTCGACAATATGCCTGCATGGGCAACGGGCGGTATCCGCCTAAAAACGAATCCTTATCAAGGCTCTCAGAAGACGCGTTCCATCAATACAACGAATAGCCGATATTCTATAGGTTCGGCAGAGAAACCGGAAAGTCTTCGTTCAGAAGATATATCAATGGCCCACTTGACAGAAGTCGGTTTATGGAAAGAAACTAAGGGAAAGAAACCGGAAGACCTTGTACAATCCATATTCGGGTCAATACTTAGCGGCCCCTACACTATCAAGGTTTTGGAATCAACCGCCAAAGGAGTAGGTAACTATTTTCACCGTACTTGGTTGGATGCAGTCGAAGGACGTAACAATTTCACTCCAGTGTTCATTCCCTGGTTCATGATTGATATATATTCAAAACGCATCGATCCAAAAACATACAATGCGTTTATTGCCACCATGACCGAATATGAATACTGGCTGTTTGAGATTGGTGCAACTTTAGAAGCTATCGCTTGGTACAGAGACAAATCGCTGGAATTTAAAGATAAATGGCGTATGTGTTCCGAGTATCCGTCTACGGCCGCAGAAGCATTCCAGAGCACGGGCCGGAGAATATTCCCACAAAAATACGTCGAACAAGTTCGGACAGCCACTCTCCCGCCTTGTTTTTATGGCGAATTTGTGGCAAACGATATTAAAGGTAAGAACGCACTAACTAATATTCGTTTTGAGCACATAGAGCCTACAAAGGACCTGAATAACATCCTGTGGGTATGGGCACTTCCCGACTATACAGAAAAGTATTATGACCGATATGTGGTTAGTGTCGACATTGGTGGTACATCGGAAGCCGCAGACTTCTCGTGTATTAAAGTGGCTGACCGGCTCCCAATGCTGGAAGAAGGTGGGCTACCGGAAATTGTCGCCGAATGGCATGGACATATCGAGCACGACTTATTAATATGGAAAGCTGTACAGATAGCGGCTGCATACGGAAATGCCGTGCTTGTAATTGAAAGCAACACACTTGAAACAGAAGGAACCGAAGGAGATAATTTCGACTACGTACTGGATGAAGTGGTAGAGTACTACGATAACCTTTATTCTCGCACATCTCCTGAGCAAATAAAACAGGGCCTACCGGTTAAATACGGTTTCCATACCAATCCCAAAACTAAGCCGACAATCATTAATTTCCTCAAATCTGCTATGCGTGACTTTCTGTATATCGAGCGTAGCAAACCTACGACCTTTGAGATGGATACCTACGAACTTAAAGAGAATGGTAAGGAAATGGGCGCTGCCGAAGGTTGTCACGACGACTACCTTATGGCAACAGCCATCCTTGTATATGTATGCTACAAATGGCAACTCCCGCGAATTAGGCGGGAGTTTAAGCGAACCCAAAAGACACGTATTGTTAGTGAGGCCTCCATTTAAGCTGCATGTTGCACCATTCCGTCTTCAGGAGATGCAAACGCATCATTTCCGGCACGTTGCATAAGCGCGTTGCCTTGCGGCATTATTTCTCCAGGAACACCCCCCATTGCCTGTTGATTCATTAAAGCCTGCTCGTTTCGCTTGATAGCTTCGAGTATCTTTGTAGCAAACGGATAAGAGCAATTTTCCAACAATGTCTTGACATCAATCGCATTCCGTTCAAAGAGTTGCATCAAGAAGTCATTCTGTAGCATCTGGAATGATGGAGTATTAGTGCCCTCAGTGATTTTCAAATCAATCTGTGCATTCTGAACTTTATCCGGATCATAGTACTTTGCTTCTTCCGAATAATCCCTCCCAGACAAATCAATGTGTCTGGCAGAAGTATAATATTGCTGGATGGTTTGCATAACCATATAATCCCTTCTCTTACGGAATGAATTGAACGATTCAAACATTCCTTTCAGATTCAATGAAGAGTTCTGAACTTGTTGTGCGTACAAACTTGCGGCTGTGCCTGCACTTGGCTGTTTACCTTGCATAGCACTATTCACGCCTGAAATATCATTGATAAGCTTCAACTGCAAATTCAATAGTTCATAATCACCGGCAACAGCCGCCTGACCATTATATTGCTGAACGACATTACTAAGATTCTGACCGTTTTTCAGGTTACAGAACAGAACTCCATTATACCGCACATATTCGTCGATTATTTCTTCGCGAGTCATACTTTCAAAAGCCGATTCATCAACAATCAATACACCTTTGGAAGATGAACTACGAATGAAATCAATCAATGTCATTGTTCGGTTGATAGCACGTTGCTGGTCTATGAAATCCTCTACATAATTGAAGACCTTTCCCTGTATCATTGGGTATACATGGAAAGCATAGTTATGCGAACCATGCCAATAAGGGCTCCGACCTTCTTGAAGAATGTCTCCCCAAGGGGACATGTACCGGTAATACCAATACTGTTCATTGCCATACTCATATTCGATCAACAATATGTCCTCCGGCAAAACACCATGAGCAAGCGCCTCATTCGTTCGCTGTTGATTCTCCCAATCAATTTCCTTCTTTTCGTTCAATCCTATATAGTAGAATGTACCTTTCAGTGTATCATGACAGAAGTATGCCTCCCGGCTCTCCAACCTCCACCCAAAGATAACCCGGCACAAATCAGGACGAGATGGGGTGTAGAAATCTAAATCTTTCGTTTCCCTTCCCTGCAAACCATCATAAGTAAGATATGTGTCGCTCACACGATATATGTTCTCTATCCACTCTTTATCAGCCCGGCTTTTAGCAAACAGGGAAACAACCTTATCGAGTGGCATATCATACACTTCACCGATACAATTTAAGTCCCAGGTACGGACATCCTCAATATTCGTATTGAAAAACATACGCGCTGGATTACAGCCATAAACCCAAACATCATTCATCCGTTTAGCCGGGTTCCAGCCATATTCCACACGCTGGCCCACATAGCCACCGCATAACATTAATCTGAGACTATCAGAGTCCAACTCCCGAATTTCATTAAGATCATGGACATATTCAACCGCAATACTCATCATCTCTCCGATTTTGGCCTCTTTCTGATCCCGAACTGTACAGATAGACTGGGTTACATTATTACGAAACTGTCCGTCAATATTTTTAAGGATGGGACTAATCATATTGTTTTTCAATGGAACCTTACCATTCTTTTTGATTAAGTCCGCCTCTCTTATCATCAAATCCGTTTCCGGATCCTTTATATAATCTCCCCACTGGTCCTCATAAGCATACATCACACTACGGCGCATCTTTTGACGGGCCTCATCCAGTGAAGCCCAATATTTACTGAATTCATCCAGAATATCCAGATGCTTCTCGTTACGTCTCTGTTCACGAGAAGTATCTTTCTTACGTACTGGTTTTACATTTCTATTCAAAAACTTATTCATAGCTACACATTTTTTACAAAAGTAAGACAGTTAGCCCATTAGGTAGTTGTTGATTTACAACAAAAGCTACTTAACGCTCCGAAGTTCTTCTACTATTTCTGTTTTAAGAAGATTCAGACCTGTCTCATACTCTTTCCTGTCTTCACGTTCTGTTTCCTCCTTTATTTTGTCCTGAAAGGCTTTTACCCGCTTCTGATACTTCTTTAGGATTGCATACCGTTTATACTCAGGAGAAGTTTCCAGCTCTTCCAGTTTTGCTCTATAAAGGCCATCTCCAGCCTTCATTTCTTTTTTATAGCCGCGAAGTCTATTCTCAACGACCTTATACTCGCCTAAGTAATTAAAGTATGCCTCATTTACACGACTGAAAACATTCCTTTCATCACCACCACTCAAGAACCGATTTAATACAGGAACACTCCGCCACATTCTTTCATCTTCGTCCCAAATCATTGAAACCGTCTTTCCGACCTGATTTATGGTTTTCCCCAATCCTCCAAAATAGCTTTCAAAGAAATGTTCAAGAATTGCCGGGTTCATATTTAATAGCCCTCTATCGTATTTATCACCACCCGTTACTTCATTTAGTAACTTGGTAGAGGAAACAAGCGCCTTAGATGTTCCAGCATACGCCTTAGTCCATTCCGGCATAAGTTCGTTGAAACTATCTTTATAGATAGGTTTTCCAAAGAAGTCTTTGTTCTGGAATACCTGATAAATAGGTTTTCCGGCATCAGGCATAAGATTGCCAACAACAGTACCAACTATATTTTCCACTGGTGTACCTTTGGGAATATTCCATTCTCCACCACCAAATGGGTTAATTGGCAGTAATTCGGTAAATTGCCCCATCAACTCCATTCCAATATTGCGATTATCCCCTTTACCTTCCATATAAGAACGGAATAGTTCACCAGATCCATAGAAAGCACGCAATTCAATTGGTATAGGAATAGTAAGGAACTTATCACCTCCTAACCAGAAACAGAAATTATTCTTCCTTACCCATTCCGGCAGATTTTCATAGGCGTCCTTATCATCATCTCCACCAAACATACTTATAAGCAGGTTATTCATAATCGGTAGCAATATTCCGGCAGCAGTATATCCACCTATTACAGCAAAGAAGCGTTTAGGATTGGCCTTTGCTAAATTCGTGAAATTAGCTAAACTTTGTACAGCAGCATTGAAAAATAAGAAAAGAGATTTAAATGTAGTAGCGCCCAAGCCACCAGCTCCTTTTTTATTGAAATTCACCGTAACTTCTTTTGCATCGCTAATACTTCTTGAAATACTCCGTCCCATTTGCCGACTCGTCATATAAGTAGTGAAACGGCTCACATCTTCAGCACATCTATTACCAAACTCAGTCCACTTAGCTACAAATTGGAAAGCAGGGACAATGCCTAAAGTTGTTGGTGTAGTCACTTTGCCCGGTTTTAGTCCAAATATTCGTCCCAAATCGACAAGTCCTTTAGCATCCATGATTGAACGCTCTATCATCTTTCGATGTTCCTTTACACTATGTAATGCTGTATACCCAGTTTCTCCACCATTTCTAAGAAACTCCGAAAAATAACGTTCCAATTCATTATTCATATCAAGAGAGTTTTTCTCAGACTTATATAACAAATCTCCAAGTTTTAACCCTAATCCATTTTTAATTAAATTCCTTCTAAAACGACTTGCATACTTATAGTCTTCCTTAATAGCAATTGCTGTAGTAGAGAAAATCAAATCTCGTCCGAGATTGACTACTACAAATGATGGATTTCTTGTAGTAAAGTTGGCAGCCATTTGACGATTAATCCGCTTCACTCTATTTAAAAATGTACTTTTACTTGCATCTGGATTAGTCAGACCATTCATAGCCTGTGCTGCTCTTGGATTACCATTGATATAAACAGTATATTCAAGACCATCCTTCTTAACAACAACCATATGTTGTTTTTGCTCTCTGGGCAATGCCTTATATGGCACATCTAACCGCCCTTTGCGAGCCAGTCCTTCCCTTGCAAGCTCTACCATTCTTCTTTCAAATTGCTCAACCAAAGCTATTACTTCATCCCCTGTTGCATCTTCCGGAATTTTAGGCAAATCCTGTCGCCACTCATCTTCATCTTTATCATAGGTATACCACATTTGCTTCACTGTAGCAAGACTTGTAGGATGATTAATAACCATCGCCAAAAATCGTTGTTTCATGAGATTTCTATTCCCTTGCATGATGGCACTTTCAGCCATATTAGCTATAGTTGCCAACGGATCGTCAGCCTCAGACATACGCCCTCCCATTTTTTTCACCGGAACATTGAATATCGGACGCTCTTCCATGATATAATCATAAACATCCGCCGCCGTATCCTCTTTCCAACCTCGTAGTGGAATATAATACTTGAACATAGCATTAACCTTCTGATAAGCATCTTTTGTCATTAAGCCACACTCATAAGACTTTTTGAGACTTTCTTTTGTTGCAGCATTAATCTTTTCCCAAAGAACAGCAGTATCATTACCTTCTTCAAAAGCAGAAACTAACTTCTCAGCCTCAGTAGTGAAATTCTCTTTTTCACCGGTAAGTGAAGACAAGCCGGAGAAGTCTTTTCCACGAGCTTCAATATACGCATCTTCAGCCGCTTCCTCCATCTCTGAGTTTAAGTTATCTCGCTCCTCATCAAAAGTTAACCCATCAATACCACCATTGGCCAAAAGTTTTTCCAAATCATTAAGCTTTTCAAGAAATGGCTCCTTTGCTTCCTCCGCAGCACGTTTGGCAAATTCTTCATTTCTTTCAAGACCATGTTTAGCTTTCAAATAATCCAATATATCGTCATACTCTACCCCGGTCTTTATTAGTTTGTTCACTTCTGACATTATCGGATCAAAGAAATTCATTTTATAAAATTCCTGTTCAAATGAATTCCTACTGCTTAATTGATTTTCGGCCATATAAGCATTTTCATAATCTGCAATAGGTTTATCTGTTTCCTTTTCAAGTGCTTCTTGCAGAGTTTTCAACCCCAGCATACTATCCTGATACGCTTCTTGATACTTATACATCCTGTCTAAAGTACGGGCCTCATACAAATGTTTAGCTACATCTTTCTCAGCTGTTGCATTATCGCTCCTGTATTTTTTCCGCACCGGCGTCTCTCGGTAATTACCAACTTTCAATTTATATCGCATAGACATATCCTTAGCAAAAGAATCTGTCGAGCGTCCTTCGGTCTTCAATTGATAGGTTCTCCAAAGCATATATCGTAAATCTCCATCATTCAATCTGAAACCAAGTTTGATTTTAGATTGATGGAACATATCTGTGAACAAAGACTTAATTGTTTGCAAGAAACCTTTTTCACGTTCAAAACCTTTTTCGGCCAGTCCAGCAAGGTATTCCTCTGTGGCCAAATGAAAATCGTACCCTCGTTTAATTCCAAGGTCAATGATTTTCCTTCTTGTTGCTGGAATAGCATTTTCAAAAACCTTATCAATGAAATCATCATACTGTTCCCCGAACACTTCATTAAGCCCACGATGCCCAACAGTTTCGTGCAATACAGTAACCTGTGCATCTTCAACAGATACGGCATTAGGCAGGTAAACGACAACTTCTTTTGTTTTTGTATCAAACCAGCCTTTCACATTACTTCCATTTTCTATTTGGATGCGAGCATCATCATCATTCGGCAATTCATCAATGCTGTTTATAATCCGTACAGGAGTATTCAACATCTTCGCCTGTTCCACTATAACGGAAGACAGGCGCTTACTATTCCTTGTACTTTCATCTTCAGCAATACGATATTTCTTATTTTCATCCGATGCTTTAGCTTTTTCTTCCAATTGTTTTTTCAAGCCCTCAACTTCCTTTTCAGCAGCTTTTAATTCATCTTCGCGTCCCCACGGAGTATTCATTGCTTCCGTTAGTCCCTGGACCCTCTTTTCATAGGAAGCTATCTTCTCATCAATATCAGACAAGTTTTTCTCCACGGCCTTCAACTGGTGCTCAATACTTGACATCAAACCTTTACCACCATTGAATTGGCGTCCTTCGACAATATGTTCATTACCAGCATACAGTTCATATACCATTCTACCCTCATTGAAATGAATAATGACTTCCGCCTTGCTATTATTCAACATTATCTTTAGAGGCGCTGTCCCACGATTAAGGCTATATGCATCTTCATAAGAGGCAATAACCGGCTCTAATGCAGGTCCAAATTTCTCCGTGTAAGTTTCACCGTCAACTGTAACGCTCTCAACACCGTCAGGGAAATACTCACTTATAGTTTTATAGGCACGTTCATATACTTTCTTCTGACCTTTATCATGGATAATGCGATTTCTGGCATACTCAATACTCTCAGCCATGCCACTCTTACTGTTTGCATCACTTCGTTTTAAATTACGTAGTTTCTTTAATAAATTCTCAGCAACAAATAGGAGTTGAGCCGTCTTATCACCGGACAATGTAGCTGCCATCTGGTTAAATGTCATTCCGCTGGGGTCCTCATCATCCTGTTCTTCCATAATACGGCCAGAAACATTACCTTTCATCATTTGATTAATGAAGTTCTGTTTTATTCTCAGGCGGTCATAAGCTGTAGCATCCAAAGTTCCCTGAACACCATAGGTCACTACATTTACAGGTTTGCCCCACAGAGCATAATTATTGCCTTGCCGAAGGATTCTACCATTCCTTTGTTCAAAGTCCATAGGACGTACCGGAGCATCAATATGATGCAAACCATATAAGCGATCCTGAACATTAACGCCTACTCCCATTTTCTCAGTACTGCCAAGTAATATACGAACATCACCAGAACGTACTTTCTCAAACAAACCTTTCCGACGTTCACCATCATAGTTATTAATGATAGCAATTTCTTTAGCAGGTATTCCCTGGTCTATCAGTTTTTGTTTTATGTCCTCATAAAGATTGAAACGAGGAGTATTCGGATCATAGTCAAACAAATCCATTTTGGGCTGTTCCCCGGGAGACTGATAACTATCACAGAAAATAAGTTGTGCCCCTTTATCCGCGTTACTTTCATTATAGAGTTTTACGACATTTGATACAACCTGATTAGTCTTGCTATTGGGATTATCTGCAAATGAAGGATTAAGTAATCGGAGATCAATCGCAGCTTGTTTTGCTTTAGTAAAAACAACAAGAGGAAGTGCGCTCATTCTTCTTTTCTCTTTACCGCTCATTTTGCTGAATCTTTCCAACTCACTTATGAGAATCTGCATTACGTCTTCCAGATCTTCGTTTTTATCAATAACAATATTGGTCATCGCTCCATCCCGGAGTTTTGGAATACTACTACTTTCCTGAAACTCTTCTACATCTTCCGTCAAAACAACATCGGCATGACTACGGAAAGCTTTCACCAACTCCGGTACATTGACATAACTCTTAAAGCGGTCCGCAATTTTGAAGTTCCCGGTAGCCGTAAATTCAAGAGAAGGTTCCACCGTACCGAATGTTGTTGCAAATTCATCAAAAGTCTGAATGTTATAAGCTTCAAGAATATCAGGGGCAACAAAATTCATCATAGTCCAGACTTCTGCCATCGTATTCGTTATAGGAGTACCGGTAGCAAGTATTACATTACGGCCGTTATTCTTCTCCTGTACCCATTTGGCCTTTAGTAGCAAGCTGTTTGCACGTTGGGATGCAGTAGTATCAATACCTTTAACATTGCTCATCTTACTAACAAACCCAATCTTCTTATAGTTATGAGCCTCATCAATAAACAATGCATCTATGCCCATTTGCTCAAAAGTCAATACATCGTCGGTTCTCCGATCAAGCTGGCGTTCCATTTTAGCTTTGATACGATTCTCAGCCTTGGCCCTATCTTTTACTGATCGTTTTTTAGGTTTCTCAACTCCTTCAAATTGATTTTGAAGGTCAGCTACTTCCTTTTCTAATCTACGCCTCAAAGAGTCATTCTCAGTAGCCTCAATAACTCTCTCATACTCCTCAATCTTTTGTTGAATGAGTTTCTTCTTTCGCCCCTCATCATCCGGTATAAATTGCATAAATGATTGAGGTATGATAATCGCATCAAAATCTCCCGTTGCAATCAGATTAAATAAACGTCTACGATTATCTGCACTTCGTTCGTCTTTCCCAGGAGCCAAGACATTAGCACCTGGATATAGTTTATAGAAATCTTTTACAAAATCTTCCAATGTGGCATTTTGAACAACAATCATAGGTTTTCTGGCGATTCCCAAACGCCGCATTTCCATCGCGGTGGTAATCATCGTGAATGTTTTGCCTGTACCTACTTGATGAGCATACAAAGTGCTTTCCCCTAAACTACGCTGTACAGCTCTCATTTGATGGATACGCAATGTTATTTGGGAATTAGAATTTGGATAATGTTCAAAAGCTGGCAGGTCATATTCCTTCAGGCGGAAGTTATTATACTTGTCATTGTAAATCCGTTCTAACTCTTTATGAAACGCTTTCTGCCCGTCGATGTATTCAATGAATTTATCAGAGATTTCCATTACCTTCTCAGCAGCGGCTTGTGTCTCCGCTTCATTGACGACACGTATCTTTTGCTCCCCGTTTTTTATCTCATCATAAACTTTCGGTTTCCGTTGATTCAATGCAGCTTCAAACAAATCAATCGTTCCAAGCCGGTCAGTTTTATATATGCCGGCTTTTGCATAATCTGCTACACTAATAGATTTGCCTGTGACATATTCATTTAATACTGAAACAAAATTCAATCCAGTATCCGAAAGCCCTAAGACATCCTCCGCAAACTTATCAATGAACTCAGTAGGTATCCACGGTGTACCAAGACGATAACTTATATCACCAAAGCGTATCATTTCAGGTTGGACATTGATAAGTTCTTCCACATTCTTTTCAAAAGCCGGGTCACGTTCCGCCGCTGTTCTCGCCTCTTCCAGTTTTTCTTTAACATTACCGGAAAGATACGTACCCCTATCTACTAAGTCACCAGTCAAAGGGTCACGGTATGCCACTCCATCATGCAACATATCATCAATAACTTCTTCCTCACTCTTCGCTATTAGTTGAGAAATATATGGGATATCTATAGCACCACGATAGGAACGGCTGATGTTTACAGCATCCTGCAAGTTATCCGCTTTAGATGGTTCTTTCACAGGATAGCTAACGCGTTTATCCAAAATGCCTTTACCTTTGGTTATTTGGTAAACAGATGATTTACCTGTAGCAGATGGTACTTTCGTCACGTTTTCTAATGACAGAGGAAGGTAGCGTTCAAAGTCTTCTACGAAAACATTATCTAATGCTTTATTACGATTTAGTGTACCATATTTCTTTGCAAAAGCATCATACTGCTTATTTAGCTCTTTCCTTATAGGTTCAGGGTCTATATCTAAGCTCTGTTCCGCAGCAATAAGTTTCTTTAGTGTGGATTTAAGATCATTGTAACTCTGTACAGCATCTACCGTTTTCTGCAATTTACCGTTGTAGGTAAACGTTTCTTTTACGGGAACAGGTTCTAAAACCCCACTCATGGCAACATATATCTTTCCATCTTTAACGGTCAATGTTCCATCTTTCTGGGTGGTTTGTTCTTTATCCTTAACCACAGCACTATTCTCTACCTTTCCCAAAATATTTTCCGGTAACTTTCCGATAGCTTCACTAAGCGCTTGAGATAAGTCCAGACCAGACCGGGCCTTTAATGTCTGCGAAGCTCCACTATATAAGCCACCACTACCAGCATCAAATGCCGTCATCATTTCTCCCAGCATCATTTCTGGACGGGCAGCAAAATATTCATTAACCATTATGGGTTTCGTCCGCTTCTCGCCTTTTTCTTCATAAGTACCCTCTCCCACAGGAGTAGTGGAAATATAATTCACACCATTAGCCACCTCACCTGCTTTTCTCTTACGGAATACAAGGATATCGGCCGTAACACTCGTACCTGCATTTTTTTGGAAAGCATCATTGGGCAAGCGTATAGCTCCAACCATATCAAAGCCATTACCGGCAACAAATTCACGGAATCGGCTGTCAGCACCATCCATAGTTGCAGACGACGTAATAAATACTCCTAAACCATTTTCTTTCAGTTCAAGTAATCCCTTTGCTATAAAATAATTATGAAGATTGTATGCCCCACCAAGCTTTTTCCTAAGCGACTTATCCAAGAACTTATCATAAGGAGCATCTTTACCAAAAGGCACATTGGTAATAACAAGATCCTTACTTTGTGGAGCAAACTCCGTCTCATAGCCCTGTACCTTTGTATTAGCATCTGGATATAATGCTTTGCTTATCCTCCCAGATAAACTGTCAATCTCAAAACCGCTAATTTGAGAACTTCCAGCAATCTCTTTGGGCATCAATCCAAGAATATGCCCTACTCCCATCGCTGGTTCACTCACCATTCCACCGGTAAATCCAACACGCTGGGCGATATTCCAAAGATTTCGGATGATAGGTTCAGAAGTATAATGTGAAGTAGTAGTCGATTGAATCGCACTCTTAAATTCTTCAGGAGAGAGTACTTCTTTTAACTGCTTATAGTAAGGAAGGTATTTCGCATTCCAATTAGTATCAGCACTCCAAGGACGGTCACTGGCTTTGAATTTATTTTCATCCAATGCGCTGGCCAATCCGCCCCAACCTACATAACGAGCCAGCTTTGCTTTTTGCTGTTCCGTGGTCGGCTTTCCGCTATTCTCCACTTCTCTAAGTGTACGAATGGCATCAATGTTTGCTTTTAATTTGGCAACATCACCGGCAGGAACATCAATGTGATTTTCACCGAAACTATAATTATTTCGATTTCGTTGAACTTTTACAGGAGAGACGACGTTGCCTGTTGACTCAGGTATTCTTCCGCTTCTGTCCGCGTTAGGCACATTATGTCCATGCACGCCTGTATCGTTTCTTCGCCGTTCAGTTCTGACAATTTCTTCCTGTGTTCTTTCTCCCACGCTTCTATTCGTATCCGAATTTCGCTCTTCGGACTTTCTTCGTTCGCCATGATCTTCTAAATTTTGATTAAACAAATCCTGCATCTCAGCAGGCTTATTACTTTCACTCTTTTGCGAAGATACCGTATTCTCAGATGATTTCCTATTATTTGACTTACTTTCTTTGGCAGGCAATGTAGCTTTATCTATGGGCTCTACAGCCTTATCAAATGATTCAGTATCAAAGTCCTTCACTGCATGGTATTCATCCATGTCCTTCTGAAAGTCTTCCATACCCGGGAACTGGCGTGCACCCTCATAGAAAGATTTCAAATATGGACGAACGGCATCGCCAACATCTTCAATCATTCTTTGAGCAAAATCTCCGAATTTCCTGGCACCAGCTTCAATATGATATGCCGCCATCTCCGCTCCGATGGAAAACAATTCAGGGTCAAAACCAATATTCATTTGTCCAAGCTTTCCACGAAGTTTATTCTTCAATTCTTCGTATCTATCCTTAGACACCAATTTATTGGAAACCCCATATTCCACCGTGTCGGCTTGTACTACGTCTTCTGACTGTATTTCTGTGATATTATCAGCATTTTCTTTTGCAATCTTGTATTCAGCAAAAGGTTTCGTCTTACGTTTTGAAGATTTCACCCACTCATTGAACACCTCTTTTGATACTTCTGTAGTCTTTCCTAAACCTTTCCAACCTGGAGAATAGTTCTTCATGTAAGCCCTCTTTGCTGCCAAAGCAGAATTGAAGCCATACATTACCTTGTGTTCATCAAAGGAACCGTCTTCATTCATCTGGTCTATGACATATACTTTACCACCAGCCGGATTATCCGACAAGAATACGTCAATATGATCACTGTCCACTCCTTCTGTACCACGGATATAACCATAGGTGTTGTTCATGGTAACACTCCACGGCTGGCCATTAGTATCTACCCCCGAACGTTCACTACCTTTCGGGGTCTCAATAGTAATGTCGTACCCATCAATCTTAATATGCCCTTTCTTATAGTTACCGGCTGACTTCTGTGCTTCAGTTGGGTTAATATCTACTTCCTGTTCAGCATCAAATAAATGCTTAGACTCTGATATTCTATTGGCATAATCCAATACATCTTCCCCAGGTTCCAGTTGGGAAGAAACAAATTGTGCTGGATTGTTTTCTTTCGGGGTGGGTATATTACGTTTGAAATCAGCGTCAATGACATAAATATCACCTTCTGCATCTTTCAATACATTACGTGGGCGCAGATCTGATATAGTAACGTCTCCATTTGAATATTCTGCTTCACCTGTTTTATTGAAGCCAAGAGCCTGCATATAGTTACCAATCTCTTCTGGAGTGGCAAACTCTGCATTATCTATATATTCTTGTTTATATATTGGATAAATGGCACCGCCATTACCGAAACCAGTAAAACCAACTAATTCATACTTTGTCTGCGGAAAAAGCTCATTATGAAGGTCAATGCGTTTGAATAATTCTGGAAGATTCTTACTGTTTACCAAGTTATTCATCTTGTAAACAGCATCGTTTTCTCGATCTAAATAAGTATCATTTTCATTTCCGCTAAGGAATGGTGTACCGAGGTTGGAAAGATTTTGTATAGGAGTCCACAAGCCGCTTTCTTTGGCCTGTGCCTCGATCATTTGATTTACTTCTTGCTGGTGGCCTCTGCCTCTTTCGCTTTCCGATGCATTTCTTGATGCCTCTTCAATTCTTCGTCGTAATTGATAGACCGGTTCTTCCTGTTCGCCAGATATTTCAGGCAACGTTCCGTGCTCTCCTTGTGGAATTGATTCAGATACTTCGTCATTTTCGTTAACTTTTTGATTTTCACCCTGCAAATTTACAGAATAGTCCTCAGAGTTCAAAGCATTGTTACCATTTTCCTGAGTCGAGGAAGATGGTTCTACAACAGATAAACCATTTACAGTAGGTTGTTCTATATTTACTGGCTTTTGCTCTTTTATAACTTCGAATTGTTCATTGGGGACAACTCCGCTATCCTGCTCTTCACTTTCTCTATTCTCTGTTGCAGCAACTTCCGGTGCTCCGAATTCTTCGTGTCGCTCAACTTCTTTTCCAGATAACGGAGATTGATTTTCTCGGCTATCCTCTGCCTGTCTTTCTGTTCCATTATTATTTTCAATTTGTGAGTAAATATCATCTAATTCATCAGCAGTAAAACCACCATGATACAGTTCCGGGTTATTCTCTTCCATAGACTGAATTATAGCTTCATCTGCAGCTTCTTCATCAAACTCATTACGGAACTGATCGTATTGTTGAATGTAATCATCTAAAGCCTCATAATAGCTATCGGTGCGCTGCGTATCAGAAGCATCCATATCAGCAGACAAAGCCTCCTCTATTTCATTCTTCTGTTTATCTGTCAATTTATCTATTTTTTGATCCGCCTCTTTCAGTTTGATGTACAACCGACCTGTGTTACTTTCCGGACCACCAACAGGAATACCCATTTCTTTGGTGGCTATCTCACTGAACTTGGAAGATAAAGAGCGCATTGTATCTGATACCTGACTGACATGGTTCGAAGGATTAGTAAGCATGAAATCAACTATATCCTGTTCTGTCACCTCTACCCCATTTTCACTTAATTCCTGAGCAATAGTATCTATTTCTTGACCGTCTTTTCTTAGCCAACCTTTCGCTAAAGCACCGGTTATCTGATTACGATCACCAAAGCGATTAAAAGAAGAAGTACTAACTTTTCTACCAAGCAACTCACGTTGCCATGGTTTCAATGTCTGTTCATGGCTGGCCAGGTCCTTAGCGGCAGAATAAGCACCAAGAACCTCATTGGCATCATCTGAGTTATCAGCAACCCAACTAATATAATCCTCATCAGTACGCACTTCTTCCGGTACCTGTGAAGTCTCCATACTCTCAGAAGTATCTGATTGTTCAGGAACGACGCTCTGGAAGAAAGTATTCAATTCGTCCAGCTCTTTCTTTTTAGATCGTATGAGATCACGTAATTCGACGCGTTCACCTCCGGTTGCTTTTGCCAGGCGAGCATTAATTTTTTCAAGTTCTTCATTCTTCGCAGCGACATCGCCTTTCAAATCCTCAATAGCCACTTCGGGAGAGTCAACAGCACTGGTATAGTCAAACTGTTGCTGTGGTGTCATACTTTTATAGTCAATGCTTCCGTCCTTCTTCTTGGGAAGGGTATCAAGATCCTTTTGTAATCTTTGTTCCGGTGTTTCTTCCTTGACTGATTCTCCCTCAACAGGAACAGACACTTGGTCCGTTTCTTCTTGAATAACTTCAGATTCCAATGGCGTCTCTTCCGTTTGCAGGGTTTCTTCCTGCAAGGGGGCCGGGACAATATCATCTTGCCACATTTCGGACTCTTTCAGACTATAATAATCATCAATACTAATTGGACGTTCATCTCCATTCTCGATATCTATTTCACCGGCATCATTAAGCTTTATGGCCATTACACTTAGACCAGGATCATCCATATTATCCCCCTCTATTAGATAGCGGCTACCATCCATCATAACAGTTTCTCCACGAACAGGTGCAGGAATATCAGGAGAACGGAGGCTTTCTTCTTCGTTAGCGATGAAATCCTGTTCAGCGTTAGCCTCAGCCTGAACAATCATATCATCAATAGGAACCTCGGACAGAACGCTATCAAAGTCCTCAGCCTGCGCCATCTTTCGTTCGCCGGTTTCATCGACATAATAAACTGTCTCGCTTGAATTGTCCCGATCCAGAAAGCCATCCTCACCAAATGCCAGATTACCACCTACAAGATAAACTGGGTTATCGGCAAACTTATGCTTAACTTGGGTAACAAAGCCTGTCTCCGGATTACTAATCCTTTCAACATCGGTTATTGCCTGTTCGCGGGCCTGCATCTTTGCTTCTTCCTTTCTGCTGTTGGTATGATCGACGTACTGCGAGAATATCTCTTTTGCCGGAAGATAATCCGCCAAAGCCGAAACCTGTTGTTCATTCAAGTTATTGGCCGATGCAAACTGCCCAAGGTCTGATACCGCATCCAACTGAGAAACAACTTCCTCAGGCAAAAGACTATTTACTTTTCTTTCAGCTCGTTTAAAATTGCGGTAAATATCAATCTTATTTGCTTCAATATCTTCGGGAGTAACGCCAGCAGACACATCTTCATTCTGCACATCTTCAAGTACCTTTTCCTCCTGCATACCCTGTACAGCAAAAACGCGCTCTTTCTTTTCTTCCGGAGATAAGTTTTCATCTGCAAGCGTTCTTTCTATAAAGGCTTTAGTCGTTTCTTGATCGCCTGCATTAATTACTTGCTGCAACTCATCAAACAAAGTCTTGTCTTCTTCATTTAAGCCATCTCTAAACCTATGTAAATTCCTCTGAGTAGTATATTTCTCACGTGCCATTCCCCCAAGCCCCAGCAAGCCAAAGGCGGCAGATGTCGGTGCAAGTCCCAGAAATGTATCAATGTTATTGTCTAAGTCTGTAGCCTGTTCAACAGTCATCTCTCCTAGTGGAATATTGGCAAAGTTGTTGTACACTTCTTCAGCATATTCACCAAGTAACCCGTGAAACTGTGTACGATTAGCAACATTCTTTATAGTAGGATTATTCTTTATCTTAGTAATGAACTGCACAATCTCACTATTAGATAGCTTTGAAAGGCCAGGGACAAATTTACTCAATGCTTCTTTCGCCATTTTGCCACCACCGGCGAACGCATTAAAGACCATTTCCGACTGATTTTCGAGGAAATTAGAGA